TATGGTTCACGGCGCGTGGAGTGTGGCGGTACTGCTGCCGGAAGCGGTGAACCGGGACGATATGATGGCGCAACTAGAGCGCGCGGGCATTGAAACACGGCCAATGTTTCCGCCGATGCACACCATGCCGATCTATGAGGGCAACAAGCGCGGCTACTATTTCGTGTCCGAACACCTGGCGACACGGGGCATCATGCTACCGACGCACGCGGATTTGGGCGATGAGACGGTCCTGAGTATTTGCGGGGCGGTAAGTGAAAGGTTGAACGGCCATGCCTGTGGGGAGTAACGCGACGCTGCCGCCAGTGGCGATGGTGTCCTTCTGGCGCGACGATGCGCAGAAGCACATCCCGGTACGGACGGCGCACCTGCTAAGTAAGACGTACCCGGCGCTGCGCTGGGTGTGGGTGGTCGGTGACAGCATGGATGACACGGAGCAGCGGTTGCAGGCGGTCATCGACGCACACCATGACCTTGACATTACGCTCGTGCGGGGCGATACCGGTATTACGGCGGAAGACCCTGCTAACCGGGTCGCGCGGCTGGGACAGACGGCCAACGTAGGGTTGGCGCAAGTGCACGAGGCGGACGCCTGGGTGCTTGTCCACGAGTCGGATCTTCAGTCTCCGGCGGACGTGGTGGAGCAGTTGCTTGCGGCAGAAAAGCCCGTCTGCGGTGGCTCGGTGTGGCTGTCGGTCAACGGGCAGACGGTATTTTACGACACCTGGGGCTACCGCAAGGGCGGCGAGTTGTTCAGCAATCATGCACCGTACTGCACGGGGTATGACGCCGAACAGCCGTTCGAAGTGGACAGCGTAGGGTCGGTGTACTTGTTTCCGGCGCAGGACGTGCTGGAAGGCGCGCGGTATGACCAGTGGGCGGTCGTGGGGCTGATGCGGGCGCTGCGTGAGCGGGGCCGGTCGGTGTGGTGCGTGCCGGCGGTGCGAATTGTGCAGCCGGTGGATTTGTGGGTATCGAGGGAACATGCACGCTAACGCGCGGTGGTTGTCGTTTGGGGTCCGCACGGAGCACCCTGGCGCGCTGCGGGTAGATATTCGCCCGGTGGCGGATGAGGTGGCGGACATCCGCGCGCTGCCGTATGAGGCGGGAAGCTTTGAGGGCGTGGAATGTTACCACGTCCTAGAGCACCTGGTTCCGCACGAGGCGCAGATCGCCGCTAGAGAGTTGTGGCGCGTGCTAAAACCGGGTGGCGTCTTAATGGTTGCCGTGCCTAACCTGCTGGCGTGCGCATCGGCACTCTTGCGCGGGGATCTGGCGGTGCTGAACAACATTTACAGCCCGGATGATGAACCCGCGCAACAACACCGTTGGGGCTATGTGCCCGTAACGATGGCCGCGCTGCTGCGGGAGGCGGGGTTTGTGGAAGTCACGGACCAGCCAACCCACCCGTTGGACCCGAACGAATTACGATTGCGGGCGGTGAAACGTGACTGAGCGCTATGACCCGTACATCATTCTGAAGCCGGAAATGGTGACGATGGCCGACACCGCGCGGTTGGACTCCTTTACCAAAATCGAGGGCGGCAACGGCGTCACCATCGGGGAATACGTGCACATTTGCAGCTTCGTCCACATCAACCCCGGTGGCGGGCAAGTCGAGATTGGCGACTACGCGGGCGTGGCGAGCGGGGCCAGGATTCTGGGCGGCACGAATATGCCGGAGGGCTTCAGCATGTCCTCCTCTTCGCCCAGGCACTTGCAGGTGGTGGCGCGGACCAAGACGGTGATTGGCGTACGCGCGTTCATTGGAGCCGGGGCGATCATCATGCCCGGCGTGACGGTGGGTGAGGGCGCGGTGGTTGGCGCGGGATCGGTCGTGTATCGAGATGTCGAGTCGTGGACGATGGTAGCGGGCAACCCCGCGCGCAAGATTGGAGAGCGGCCTCATGAATCTGACTAGATGGATCTTGTTCCTGGCGCTAACGGTTTTTGCCCTGTTCGTGATGAACGACGGCATTACTGAGATGAGCCGGTCAATGAACGCCACGCAGGTCGATACCGTCATGCAGCAGCAGGTGCTTCTACTGAATGCCATTGCGAACCTTGTACTGGCGGCACTGCTGGAACTGTTTGCAATTGGCGCGTGGATCGTGTGTTCGGCCTACGTGCCGCGCAAGGAGTCATAAATGGGTCGGCGCATGAACTGGCAGCAGATGATTACACCGGACGGCAGCCCGAATGCGGAATACCGGGCGCGATTCGGCTTGCTCGGGGGCGGGCGGTTTCCGGTTGCGCCGGGGGACTATGAGCGCGCAGAGGCAGCGCTAAATCTACGCGGCAGCGGGACCAGCAAGGCCGAGCGCGCACACATCATCCGCGCGGTGGCCGAACGGTGCCCGGAGTTGTCACGGGCGGCGCAGAACGCGCTCGACGAGGACAGAAGGGACGGGAAGGTATGATGCAGCGCGAATTTCCGACTTTGCGCGAGTGGGTGGGGTGGTGGATACCGCCCGACATGACCGGTGACGAATTGCGCCGCGCGTTACGGGACTCGTTTCTGTTGGCGCGCTATGACCTCGCCGCGTCGCTACACGCGCTTTACTGGAGCTTGCCGCGCGTGATGCAATTACCCATTGACGCCTTCCGGCTGCTTATGGGGTGGGAATAATACCATGCCCATGATTGCTGGTGCTGGCGAGCTGTTCTACCGCTGTGAGTGCTGTAACAAGCGCACTGAAGGGCAAGCCATTCCATCTGAGTGGCTGTACGTCGCCATAGGGCACGGCGACCCCGCTCTTTATGGTGACGGCGCAGACCTTAACTACTACTTCTGCTCTAAGCCGTGCTTGAAAGAGTGGTTAGGTCGCCAAAGTGGAGACGAGGACGATATTTACAACTTGCGAGGGCATGGATCATGACCGCACGTACGGGCATGGCAACGGCAATTGAAACGCTGCGCAGCTGGACGGAAGCCGGGACCGCCGACTATGCCCTGGCGGGCGTTACGTATTGGGACGGCGACCAGTTGCAGGCTGTGCTCGACCGATGCCGGGAAGATACGCGCCGCCAGCCGCTGATGGTCGTGGCCGACGTGAACGAGAGCGGCGTCAGCATCTACCAGGATTACTACTTCGACGGCGGCCATTGGGAAGAGGCCAGCGGCGGCACAACGGTGTGGGTGGTGGAAGACAGCACCGGCGCGAACGTGGGCACGGCAGACTACACGGTCAACTATCAGGCCGGGCATCTCCGGTTTACCGCAGACACGGCGGGCAGTGCGTACTACCTGACCGGGCGGCGGTATGACTTGAATCGCGCCGCGGCGGAAGTGTGGCGGCGCAAGGCCGCACACGTCGCCAGTCGCACCGATTGGCAAAGCGACAACCACAAGGTAACGGCTAGCCAGATGCAGAAGCAATATCTGGCGATGGCCGTCTCGTACGAAAAACAAGCGCCCGCCCGTTTTGTGCGGATGCGACGCGTAGACATCAACCCGTAACCCGCGTGTGGGGCTAGGAGTAGGGCAATGCCATTAAAAGCGACAGACTACACCGCCCTCCGCGAGCTGCGCGACGCTGCACAAGCAGCGTGGAAATCGGCGCGGCTGCTGCGTGCCACGTCGGGTGTGGACTTAACCCGCTCCGATATGGCGATGCAGCGGTTACACGCGGCGGCGCAAGCGGTCGAGCGGGTGGACTTGAGCGCCCCGGCTCCGGTGTCCCGAAAGGCTAAAGCGCGATGACGTGGCTGTCTAACGATGACCTGATCCAGATGCGGGCAGACGTCTCCGAGATGCTGCCGGATACCGCTGTCATCAGCGCGCCGTCATGGGTGAGCGACAGTGCGGGCGGCGGGTCGCAGAGCTATACACCTGTAACCGGCGGCACGGTGGCGTGCCGGGTGGACCCGCTGCCTAAAGTACAAATGGATCTACTCGTGGCGGGCGGCGAGGCGCTCACGGTCAAGTACGTGCTCACGCTGCCCCACGATGCGCCGATGGCCGTGGACTACCACGTGACCACCGGCGGCAATACATACGAGATCATTCATATGGACATCGACCACTCCTGGCGCGTCTCGCGTCGAGCCATTATTGCGGAGGTGCGCTAATGGCCGGGTCAAATGTGGTTAAGGTAGACATGACGAAGCTGCTTGAGATTGAGCGCAGCGCACCGGGGCGTATTGACAAAGCGATTGGCAAGCTAGCGTTAGTCTGCCAGGCGGAAATTGTGGAGAACTTCAGCTCGTCGTCGCCATCTATGCCAGGGCAGCCGCCGGGCATCGACACGGGCGCGCTGCGAGCCAGCGTTCATACCGAAAAGGTGAAAGCGCGCGAACACAAGACGGTCGCGGGCACTGACTATGCTATCTACCTGGAATACGGCACGGTCACAGAAGATGGCAGCACGCGCATGGCGGCCCGTCCGTTCATGCTGCCCGCCGTCGAGCGGACCAAACGCCAGATTCCAGCCATTATGGAAAGTGTGATTGAGGGATGAGCAGCTTACCGGCTGTAGAAACGGCGTTGTACTCTGCGCTAAGTGGTAATAGTGGCGTAATAGCGGCGGTGGGAACGCGCATCTACAACCCGCAGGCTCCGGCTGGAACGGACCTGCCCTATGTGCTGTTTTATCTTGCCAGCGGCGTGATGCCAAACTGGAACCCCCAACTCTTTATCGATGATGTGTATCGCATCGAGGGCGTTGGGGCGACGCGCGCAACCGCAGAGAGCACCTTTAACGCGGTGTTCACGGCGCTGCACTTGCAGGCGTTCACCCTGACCGGCTGGTCCGCGTATTGGGTGGCGTGTGAGCGCGTGACAACCCTGGTCGAAAACCTGGCCGGGAAGCAGTACTTTCGTCGAGTAGGAGACTTCCGCATCAAGGCGGATAAGTAGCAAGGAGCACGACACCCTATGGGAGCCTATACGGGGAAAAACTTGTACATCACCTTCGGCGGGACGGTTGTCAGCGGCGATCAGCGCACGTTGTCGAAAAACGGCAGCGTGGACACCGTAGACACCACCGCCGGAGCGGACACGGACAAGTCCTACGAACTCACGCTGCGCGACGCAACGTTTGACATCACCATCCTCGACAACGGCGGCGACGGCAGTGCCGTACGCGCAGCGCTGTACGAGGGCAACAGCGGCACGCTGATTTACGCGCCGGAGGGCACGGCGGTTGGCAAGCCGAAATACGAGTGCTACGCGCACGTGACATCATTCAACACGTCGTATCCGTACGACGGCGAGGTGGAGTTCCAGGTAAGCCTTCAGAAGTCGGGAGCCTGGACCTACAACTATGAGATCAGCGGCAGCACCTTCTAGGGGGGCACATGGAAACTAACGGCTGGACCGTAAACCTTGATGGCTGGACCACGATGAAACCCGTTCTAGAGTGGACTGACGCGGCAAAGGGCGGCGACCTGGGCAGGCTGCGCGGCATGATGGCAGAGATCATCGTCGCGTGGCCGTTTGAGGGCGATCCGCAAACTGAGGCAGGATACGATAACCTGACGCCAGCACAGTTCAAAGAAGCGATGCTGGAGGCCGGCAAGCACGTCGGAAACCTGTTTCGGGGATAGGACCACCGCCATCTCAAAGGCGCTGTATCACGGTAAGAAGTTCGGTGCGCCCATTGAACCTGGGATGCACCGACGAATCGCCAGGGTCTTGCTGGCGCAAGAGTTTCCCGGCTGGACCCTGGACTACATTGACAACTTAAGTCCGTTCGATGAAGCAGATATATGGGGTGTCTTGGACGCGCAGCACAAACTCAGTGCCGCGCCACAACCCAAGCGCCCAAAACAACACAAACGACGATAACGCGCAGACGACAGGCCCGGAGCCGCATCGCCTGACAAGCCAGGAGCTTCCGCGTCACCCAACACGACGAAAGGGCCTGGTATGACCGAGGTTGCGCGGCTAGAAACCACCTTTACAGGCACGACGACCGGCTTTGATGCGGCCCTGACGCACGTCAAGGGATCGCTCAATGACGCCTCGGTGGACCTGGGTAAGAAGCTTACCAGTGTGGGCGATGGTATTACCAAGGTCGGCATGACATTCCTACCCGCAGCGCTGGCGGTGGGCGGTGCGCTAACGGCGGGCATAAACACCGCGTCTAGTTTCGATTCCATCATGGCCGAAATCTCAGCCCGTACCGGCACGGTAGGTGAGGATCTAACGGCGGTAAGCGAGTTAGCGCTGCAAATGGGCGCAGATACTGCCTTTAGTGCCAACGAAGCAGGCGAGGCGCTCTTACAACTGCTGTCATCGGGTCAATCGCTCGAACAGGCCATGCAGACCCTGCCCATCGTACTCGATCTGGCAGCTGCCAGCGGTGAGGATTTGGGTAGCGTTGCCGACTGGCTCACGGACATCATGGCGTCGTTTAACCTTGAGATTAGTGCCGCCGCGGACGTTGCTGATACGTTAGCGCAAGCAGCGGGCGCTTCTAGCGCCGACATCGGCAGTTTGGCGCAGGGGTTTGCTAACGTTGGCCCCGTCGCGCGCGCGTTCGGACTCGACGTAGAAACAACCGCCGCGGCGCTGGCGGTTTTGGCGGAGAACGGCATTAAGGGCAGCGAAGCAGGTACAGCGCTCAAGTCGATGCTGTTGAATATGACCCGCGACACCGAGGATGTAACGAGTGCTTGGAATGCGCTGGGCACAAGCTTCTACGACGCCGAGGGCAACGCCCGTCCGCTGCCGGACGTGCTGGCCAGTATCAAGATGGGACTCGAAGGAATGCCCATCGAAGATCAAAATCGGTTGCTCCAAGACTTGGCGGGATCTTATGGCATCGTTGCAATGCAGGCGCTGCTCGGTGACCTGACCATTACCAACATGAAGGAGTCAATGAGTGTCCAGGCGGACGCCGCCAGCGTTGCCGCCGCCCGCATGGACACATTTGCGGGCGCAATGGACAGCCTGGGCGGGTCGGTCGAAACCCTGCAAATTCGAGCGTTCACGCCGTTCATGAACAACACGCTCAAGCCTTTTATTGTAGACGCGACGGAGGCCATCAATAAGGTGGCAGAGTGGGCGGGAAAAAACCCGGAATTGAGTAATTCTATTCTGTCGCTGGGTGCGGCTTTCGTGGGCCTCGTGGCGGGCACGCTGGTTGTGGGCAAAGCCATTAGCATCATCGGCAGCGCAATAAGTTTACTTCAGGGTGCGGCGACGCTTGCTATTCCGGGCCTGGGCGGGGTAACGCTTGGCCTTGTGGCGCTGGGTGGCGTTGCGGTTGCCGTGGGGACGAACATGGGCGGGGCACGTGACAAGCTCCGTGAAGTGACCGCCGAAGCGTTGGGCTTTGACTTTGCCCCCGCATGGCGCGCGTTTGAGATTGTAACCGGGCTGCTACAGGGCGATTTAGGACCGCTGGGCCAGACCATCAGTGATGTGACCTATTGGGCACTTAACTTTAGTTTCAGCGGCGCGTGGACCGACTTCAAGAACACGGTTGCGGACATCGCCGGGTCGATTAACGCGATCCTCGGCGCGGAAGCGCCCACCAGCGCGGCCAACGTCATGCCCGGCGCAACGGCTGAAGGCGGCATGACACGCGAGCAAGCGTACGCGCTTTCACCTTCCTACGCGGAGGCCATGTTTGGCTATGACCCATATGGCATCTCAGAACGCGACAGCGGCGGACGGGGCGCACCGGGGCAGGCGTACAAGATCGGCATAGGCGCGCAGCCGGAGGTATTCATTCCCGACAGCGCAGGTAGCTTCTACCCGGCTGGCAGTTATGGTAGCGGCGGTGGGCAGACGGTCGTCCAGTTCAATGGCAACATTTACACCCAGGCGCAGGATGGCCGGGCGCTGTGGGAGCAGTTGCAGGTTGAAGCGCGTAAGCGCAACGTCGTGCTTGGGGTGACATCGTGAGCCGGATTGCGGTCATCGTTTGCGTGGATTGGGACAAGGACGGCAGCTACGCCACGGCGGGCGATGACATCACCGCGTACGTGGAGCAGGTAGATTGCCCACAGCAGGGCTTGTATGGGGGCCAGCAGTCCGGCATAGACAACGTTGCGGCCATCGGCACGCTGAAGATCACGCTCGACAATATGGACAAGCGCTTCAGCCCGCGCAACACGAGCGGTCCCCTGTACGGCAAGCTCAAGGGGAACCGTCCGGTGCGCGTACAAGTCACGGACGGCGTGACCACCTGGAACGCCTTCGTGGGCGTGGTCACACGCATCACACCGGATGCTGCTGAAAACGGCACACGGCGCGCGGTCCTCAACTGCGAAGACCGCATGGGGCAGTTGCAAGCGCACAAGCTGGGCCTGCCGCTGCAAGAGGACCGGCGCGGGGACGAACTGCTGCGCCTGATTGCGGCGTCGGCCTTCGGCGGGGTGGCGGCGTCGGGCACGGTCACGTTTGCGGCCCAGCCCGCGAACAACGACAGCGTAACCATCGGCGCGCACACCTACACGTTTAAGACCACCCTGACGGGCGCGGCCTATGAGGTCAAGATCGGCACGTCGGCAGACGACACGCTCTCGAACCTCATTGCGGCGATTAACGCAGACATCGGCGCAGGCACGGCCTACGGCACCGGCACCGTGCGCCACGAGTTAGTGACGGCCTCCGGCGCGGGCGGCGCAAGCGATGTGCAGCAGCAGCACAACTTCGCTACCTACTTTAAGACCATCGGCAATTTGGGCGGCGCGGATTATATTGCCGCGCAGCAGTTTGTGCCTGGCGTGACGGGCAACATCACCGAGATTGAGATCTTCCTGTACGGTGGCAACGGCGTGGGCGATATTACGCTGGAGGTGTGGAGCGATGACGGCAGCAACGCGCCGGACAGCATGCTGTACTCCACCACCTACACCCCGACCACTGACACCGACCCGACCGCCGGCACGAATACGATCCTGCCCGCGTCCGCGTGGGGCGTGGTGGCGGACACAAAGTATTTCATCGTGCAGTACCCCACCACGGCACAGGCTGCCAACCATTACTGGCTATGGGGCGGGTCCAATATTGACGCCTACCCGGCGGGTGTGACGCTGTACAGTACCACAGCGGGCGCGTCCTGGTCCGTTTCCTCTACAGAAGCGTGGTTTACGGTCGTCACGTCGCCGCAACCGGCGATCCTGGCGAATGCACGCGGCACGTGGGGGAACGCTATTGGCCTGGGCAAGTCCGGCGCGAATATCACCGTAAGCGCGGCGGCGCTGTCAGGCGGCACAGACGGCCCGGTAACACTCACGTTTGACACCAGCACGCTCACACATGGCATCGCCGCCGACCAGTGGGCCGAAGACATCACTAACGCCATGAGTGCCGCCACGGATGTGATCGCGTCGGAGGGCACGGCGCTGTTATGGGCGGCGGAAGACGGCAGCATTGTTTACAAAGACAAAAACTGGTTTTTCACACAGGCCGTTGCCGCGCCCACGCTGACCATTGACGGCCAGATGAACGAGTTAGCGAACGCGGTGGACATTTACGGCGTGCATAACGAGGTCGTGGTCACGTATAGACCGCGCGGCGTGGGCACGGCCAACACCGTCATCGCCAAGAGCAACGGCACGTTGGAAATACCGCTCACCACGCGCTCGCCCCGTTGGAACAGCACGCTTAATTTACCCGACGGCGGTAAATATGTGGTCAAGCTGCCGTTCGTGGACAGCGTTGGGGACATCATCGGCGCGACGGACGTCATCACGCCGCTCGAAGGCACCGACTTCCGCTACTTCGAGAGCGTGGGCGGGCGCGAGTACACCGGGCGGGGCGAGGTCGTGGCGACGGTGGCCGTCACCGCGACGGGCGTCGAGGTCACATGGCTCAACCTGGGCGGCACGCCGTTTTACGTGACCGAGTTCCAGGTGCGCGGCACGCCGATTATCTCTTACGACCAGCAGGCGGCCATCCGCCAGGACGCGACCAGCATCGCGGAATACGGCAAGCGAAGCCACTCAGAAGATTTGCCGCTCTACAGCACACAACAGTTTGCCGAGAGTTACGCGGACTACCTGCTGTTCGCGTTCACCGATGACATCCAGCGCATCAACGGGATTGACATGCAAGCGCAGCAGGTAGTATCGGGCGTCAACTTGTTCGGCATTCAGATCGGTGACGTGCTAGCACTAACTAACGACCAGCTAGGCGTGACCGCCGTCAAGGTGCTGGTGGTGGGCCGCCCGTGGTCGTGGACGCGAGGCGGGGCAACCGCGATTAAATACGATGTGCGCGCGCTGGACGCGGTGAATTATCTCATCCTGGACGATCCGGTTTATGGCCTACTCGACGGTACAAACGTCTTGGGCTTCATGTAAAGGATACGACTATGGCATGGACAACACCGGCAACCTGGGTTGCTGCGACGCCATTGGGGGCGGCTCAGCTCAACGAGCAGTTGCGCGACAACTTGAACGCGCTCAAAACGCCGCCGACAGATGTGTACAACCCCGCTGGTGGGTACAGCACCACGAGCACGAGCTACGTGGACGTGGATGCCACCAATTACAACCTGACCATTACCACGACCGGCGGCGACATTCTAATCATCTTTTCAGGGTCGGGCGCGATGACTGCGAGTAGCAACGTCGGGTATGTGACGGTTGCGCTGGACGGTACAGACCTGCATACCGCTGGCATCGCCTGGACGTCGGCGGCGACCTACGGGGATCTGTCCTTTACCCTTCTGCTAGAGGGCATTGCGGCGGGCAGTCACAGTGTCAAACTGCGTTACAAGGTGAGTGCGTCCACGCTGACGCTGCTGAGCGGGGGCCATCTCGCTATTCGCGAAGTGTGAGGTAAGGTGAGCGATGGCATATGACATTCCGTTCCAAGTAGGGACGATGGACTTCGAGGCGCTGGACGCCGCGCTACGGGCCGCGTTAGGCGAAGACATGGTCGGCATTTCATGGGGGATCGATCATGACGGGAACGAGTTGCGCGTGCATGTCGTGGCGTTCCCCGACACCGCCACCACCGACGCCGCGAACGCGGTGATCGCCGCGCATGACCCGGTGCTGTTGCAGGCCGACAAGACGAGCATCACGCCTTACGGCGACGGTGCGCCGGAGTCTGCCGACCGCGCCACGATCACGGTCTGGGCGCCACGCGAGGACGCCGCGCCGGTGGTGCTGATGGTCGAGGGCCAGGAGGTGGCGCTGGACACCAGCGTAGACGGCACGGACACGGTCGAGATCATCAGCCAGGGCAGCGGCGTGATTGACATCAGCGTCAAAAACCCTACCAATCGCTGCTCACGTACGCTTAGTATTGTGGCGGTGTGACGATGGCAAAACTGGTCAATATCACCTCAGCAAGCAGGCAGGCCAGCGCGAGCGCCAGTGCGGGCGCAAAGGCGATCATCGAGGCGGTCATGAGCGCGCGCCCGGACCAGATCGAAGCGCGGGTGAACGCCATGAGCACGCTGGCTGAATTGCGCATGGCGATCACGGCGCTGGCGTTGTGGAATAAGTCGCTCGAAGAGCGGCTAGACACGTTAGAGCGACTGCTGCGTAAGCTAGGCCAGTGAGCCAGTCACCGCGCGGGCTTGGGGAGCGGGCGCGGATCGTGGCTCAGGATGCAGCATAGCACACGCGCTCCCCAGCGCAAGCCCGGCGTGGGGCTGGGCCTAGACAGCGGGCAGAGTACCGCATAGTGGGGACCAGAGTATGCAAGTGTCAACCGAACTCGTAGGGGCGATAGTGGGCGTCATTCTCACCCTGACGGTTGTGGTGGGAACGTTGGGGTGGTTACTGCGCGGCTCATTCCAGGACCAGCGCGAGGCGGCGCGCGAGTTTCTGTCGCTCATCACCGAAAACCGTAAGGAAAACGTTGAGGACCGCGCCGCACGCAAGTCACTCGAAGACGAGGTGGATCTGGCGCGCGCGGAGCGGCGTCAGGACCGGGAGCGCATTGCGCAGTTGGAGAGCGACGCGAAGCTGGCGCAAAGCGA